TTCCAGAACGCATCGTCCATGATCGTGTCGCGGGTCATACCCGGCACGCGGGCGAGCACGTAGGAGATGTAGCTCTCCACGTTGTTGTGGCCGGACCAGATCGCGATGGCGTCGGCGAAACGCTTGTTCTTGTAGTTCGCAGACGAGCGCCACAAGTCAAGCTGCGCGCAGATGCCCTGCACATAAGTGGGAAACACCGCGATGTTGTTGCCTTGCCCCAGGCCGTCATGGAGCGTCACGGTTTCCGTGGAGCCCCATTTCTTGGCAAGCGCATTCCCCCACATGGCACCGGGGTTCTTGTAGCGGATCGAGGCGGGCTCCATGTTACGCGGCCGGTGGTGCGGCTACCGGAGCAGCAGCGGGGAGAGTCGTTCTGTCAACAGGAGCAGCGAACGCGACCGGAGGCGGCGTCTGGACATCCGTTGGCTTCGCCGGCGCGATCTTCGCGATCAACGACGCCTGATACTGCTTAACGTCCGCAAGCAAACCAGCTTCGACATTCTTCAGGCCGGCCCGCATGTCAGCCGGGACGCCGGCGAAAAAGTCCTTGATCTTCTGAGAAAAGACCAGCGTGACGACGAACACGGCAACATAGCCTGCGAGCGTCAGATCGACGTAGGCGAGAAGGGTGGACATGGTGATCTCCGTCAGGGGGCTACGACCGTGTACGCAATCGTGTGTTTCACGATTTCGGTTCTGCTGTCCGTACCCTGTAAATCAACGGTAAAGTTTTCATTTACCGCGCGAGAAGATGCGAAAGGGCTCTCGGGGCTACACCAAGGCGTCGATTATGCCGCCGAACACAGGATTGGAAGAGTATATGTATGACGCGTTGGATTGCGCGTTCGAGAAGTTCTCGAAACTCGCCAAAATACTCGAAAATAGCGCGCCGCCAGCGTTGGTTCGGCTTGCAATCGTCGTGAACCCACTGATCGTCGATACAACGTTAGCAGAAGACCCGAACATACTGATCAACATCGGAATCGAACTGTTCGTGGTCACGCCGGACACGGTGACCGTACTTGCAGTACCGGTGGCGTTTTTATTGCTGGCGGGCATCGCGGCATTGGTGTCCCACGGCGACGACGGATTATTGCAACCGGACACGCCGAACGCGACGTATGACGCGTCATCCGTTGCAGCACTCAGGGTGATCGTGATCGTTTCCGCTGAGAGGGCCGACGCCGCCACACCCCACCACACCTCTAGGTTCTGATTAGAACTGTTGTTGGTGTTGACAAACGCGAGCGACGAACGCTTGGAAAACGTCACATGGGGCGACGTCACTGACGCCACAGTCTGCGCCGATCCGGTCTTCTCGCAATGGACCATCACGATGATGACGTCGTTCGCCTGTGTCGTCGTCAGTACGCATGTGCCGGTATTAGTCCCCGTAAACTGCCCGGTCCCGTTCCCGTCAATCGCCTTGTTGTTAACAGCGGGCGTGGGGGCCGCGGCGAATAACAATTGCTGTGTGATCGGCATCAGGTAAGCCCAGTGCCGCTGATAATCCACTCAGTTGCTGCCACCTTCAACGCGGTCGCGATCCCGTTAGCCGCCAAGGTTCGACTTCCTGTCGTACCTGCCCCTGCGAGGCGTAGTGTGTCGGATGCAATCGCAATTGTAATAACCCCGGCCCCGTTCTGGTTGACGAACGTAATCGCCGCGCCAATGTTATAAGGGACATTTGCGTTACTATCTATCGTCCATGTGCGTGCGGTCGTATCGGCCGATGGATGAAAAATATGTTTCCCGTCATCGCTGAGAACTGTGGTGTATGCGGCGCTTTTGGAGTTCTGTAGGATGTCAGATACGGCGCCGGTCGGACCAGTGTTGCCCGTTGGCCCCGTGGTACCGGTTGGGCCTGTACTTCCGGTCGGTCCTGTCGCCCCCGCCGCGCCATTACTTCCGTTACTACCAGCCGCGCCAGTAGGGCCGGTCGGTCCTGTCGCCCCCGCCGCGCCATTACTTCCGTTACTACCAGCCGCGCCAGTAGGACCCGTAGGGCCTGCTAGTGTAGAAGGCGCGCCAGTCGACCCGGTGTTACCTGTCGGCCCGGTGTTTCCCGTTACGCCCGTAGGGCCCGCTAGTGTAGAAGCCGCGCCAGTGGGGCCCGTTGGTCCCGATCCTGTTGGCCCAGTAACGGTAGACGCAGCCCCGGTGGGACCGGTGTTGCCCGTGTATCCCGTCGGTCCCTGTTGCGAACTACCAGGCCCGGTATATCCAGTCGGGCCGGTGTTGCCAGTCGGTCCGGTAGTTCCCGTTACGCCCGTGGGACCAGGCGGCCCGGTATATCCCGTTGCACCAAGCGTCGCAGGTTGACCGTCTGCGCCTTGAAGACCAGTAGGACCAGTCGGGCCAAGAATAGACAGCATCAGCCCAGCGTTCTGCGACGTGATCGTCGGGCCGCCGTTTGTCTCGATGAAAATCTCGATCTGGTCCGAGCGCCGCTCATTCAACCGCGTCGTCACTTCCACGATCACATTGAACTGATCTTGGAACGTGCCGCCGCTGACGTAGAAGCTAACCTCACGACCACTGGACGATATAACCTCGGTGTCGATCGTCGACGTTCCGTTATCGACGGTACAGACAAGACCTTCCACGCGATCGCTATGCGTCAACCACTTCGAGTAGTCGATTTCATAGCGGCGGCGGTCACCGACTGCCTGGATGTCTTTCCCGAGTATCATTCTGTTGGCTCACCTGATGGCACAACGAAGCGTCTAACATCCTCTGCCGGTTGCAACGGTTGTCGTTCAGGAACAGCTAATCGTTTGCAAGCACCCGTCGGTCCCGTCATCGCGTCACCTGAATATCGTCAGTCGCCAGTTCAGCGACCCGAGAACGAGATTGGTGGACTTCATCGTCGCCAACGAAACCGCTAGCGTGTTGGCAGCGGAAACACGTGCATTGCAAACCACCAACCCTGCCGGCGGCGCGCTGATGCACACGATCTCGACTGCATCGGTCGTCAACAGTCCGGCGACCAGTTGCGCTACCTCGACTGTGGTGCCCTTGGTCACCGTGCCGAAGTTCGCCGTGAAATCGAGTAGGATAATTTGGTGTGATGGCGCTGGACCGGTTGGGCCAGTGTACGCTCCGGCGCCCGTCGGACCAGTAATGCCGCTTGCCGGACCGGTCGGTCCGGTGTTGCCAGTCGGGCCGGTATTGCCAGTCGGACCAGTCCCGAGTGGGCCAGTGTTGCCCGTCGGTCCGGTGTTGCCCGTCGGTCCGGTGTTGCCAGTCGGGCCGGTGTTGCCAGTCGGACCAGTCCCGAGTGGTCCGGTGTTGCCAGTCGGGCCGGTGTTGCCAGTCGGGCCGGTGTTGCCCGTCGCGCCCGTCGACGATGCAGTCCCTTGCGGACCAGTGAAACCAGTCGGTCCGGTGTTGCCCACTGGGCCAGTGTTGCCCGTCGAACCCGTCGGCCCCGTCGGTCCGGTGTTGCCAGTCGGGCCGGTGTTGCCTGTCGCGCCCGTCGATGATGCAGTCCCTTGCGGACCAGTGAAACCAGTCGGTCCGGTGTTGCCCACTGGGCCAGTATTGCCTGTCGGACCACTCGGGCCGCCAAGCGGTCCTTGTGGGCCCGTAGCGCCTGTGAACGCCATTCCAGTCGGGCCAGTAATCCCTTGCGCACCTGTCGCGCCGGTCACACCCGTCGGACCAATCCCCGCCGCACCAGTCGGGCCAGGCACGCCAGTAGCGCCACCAGCCGGACCAGTCGGCCCAATGATGGAAACCATAAGCTCCGGAAAACCCGCAACTTGAACAATGGTACCGGTGGACATAATGCTCTGCCTGCTATGCGAACGACGTGATGAGTCCGTTCACCACGGTGATGGTTTTTCCAACGAGTGACGCGGTGGTAATCGTGCCCGAAAATCCGGACACTGCTCCTGTCGGCCCGGTCGGTCCCGTCGGACCACCAGAGGGACCAGTCGGACCGACAATTCCGGTCGGACCACTAGCGCCGGTACTCCCGGTTACGGCCGATCCAGGTGGACCCGTCGCACCGGTAGGTCCCGTCACGCCGGTGTTGCCCGTCGGCCCCGTTGCGCTTAATCCCGTCGGCCCTGTTAATCCCAGTGGTCCTGTGTTGCCCGTTGAACCGGTCGGTCCTGTGTTGCCCGTTGGGCCGCCCGCAGCACCAGATGGACCAGTTGGACCGCCGACAACCACAACTGGCTGCGCCATGATCGGTGCTGGGGAAATTTGATTGACTGCCATCAAGAATCTCCCGTTACGCCCTGCGTCACGAATACCTTGCCAGTCATCAGCGGCACGCGAGTGCCAGTGGTATTGTCGACCATGACCAGATCATAGACGTAGGGCTCGCAATCATCGGTCACCGGCAGAGAGCCGCTAACATCGGTGTCAACACAGTAGAAATGCAGAACCCGGTTCACCGCGTCATCGACGACGATACGCCCGTTGGCGGTCTGCAACTGGAAGAGCGGTGTCGCATCGAAGCGATTGCCCTTCACGTCCATTTCGAATTTCTGGTTGGTAAAACTCCACGACGTATCGCCGGCCACGCCGAACTGAAATGCGTCGGTCCAGTAGGCATTGTTTTGGACAGTGAGATCGACCCGAGCGGCTGTGCTGACGCGCATCAGAACATCCTCTCATTACCGTTGGCCGTAGACGGAACACCGCCCTGCTGCGAGCGCGATGAAAACGTTTGCGGAAAACGCCACGCCTGCGTCCCATGCGTGTTGGCGCGCAAGGTCGAGACCCGGGCATCGCTAATCGCTTTTCGGAAACGCCGTAAATGATAGACCGCCTTGTCGGCATTCGAATAACTTTTCGCTGGCATGTTCATCATCTTGCCGAGAATGCCATCGAGAATACCGACATGCCAAAGCGGAAGCACCCAATCCGGGGCGACCGGAATCTGCTGCTTCGCCGTCGGAAGCGTTACGGTCTTGATGACAACGGCGTAAACGACCTGCGCGGTGCTCGGTGGTCGCGCGACGTGGAGCGTCCCGACCACCGGCATGACCGCTGCAACGGGTGAGCCGTTAGCATCTGTCACCTGCGCCAGGCGAACGACTTGCCCCTCCGAGACGGTCAACGTGTAGTCGAACGTGTCTGGCAACAGTGTCACCGTCAACGTCTCCCACCACGAAGAAGAGTCAGTGAAAAATTCCGCCAGCACCTCGAACAACGCCGCTTTGATGCCGCTGTTAGCGGCGCCAGTCATGTGGACGGCGGCCTGAGCCAATAACTGGTCAATGTCCTGCTCAGCCATCATGCGGTTGGTTGTCCTTGCGCGGGAGCCAGACCCGTCTGGCGGACGCCAGTCAGAATATCGTCGAACAGTTTCAGGAACGCGGTCGCTCGCGCATCCTGCACGTCCTCCTGGTCGCGCTGGAGCGCGTGCCCGATCAGCCCGTACAGAATCGCCAGACGGAATGGGGGCTCGATCCGAACCTCTTTATCGTCGACGGCGTTGAACGCCTCCAGGCTATGTCGGTGAAACACGAAGAGATCGGCACGGAGGCGGCGTGCTTCCAGCAACGTCACGTTCAGTGCGACCAGCAAAGACGGGTCGTCATACCGATACGGCTGCACGGTATCCTGCAACAGCGTGCGCGCGTCGCCGACGTAATCCCCAACGGTTTCTAGCGCAGCGGGCATAAGTAACCCCAAAGAAAAAGACCCCCGAAGCGGTAGCCGCGGGGGTCCTAAGTTTTCGTAATCGCCAATTAGCTGTTCGGCGTCACCTGCGCCTGGACCAGCGCCTTGCCATCGACGACCTGATAACCGTAGACCTGGAGTCCACGCAGGATTTGACCGAAGGTCAGTTCGGATCGCAGGGTCTCCACCTTGGAGATTTGCGACGCGAACGTCAGGCCATGAGCATGGCCGGCATAGATCGGCCACTCGCCAGCGTTGAAGTTGGTCGAATCGGTGCTGTTGTTCGGAAGCAGGTTCGAGATGTAGATCGTGAACCGATCCACCATGCCGAGCCGGCCGTTGCGCAGCATCGAGACGCCGTCACCCGACAGGTAAGCCTGACGGAGTTCCGACTGTTTGATCATGCGGCCAGCCCACGACGGCATGACGACCCAGCGGCCGACTTCCGGAATGTTCTGTTCGTCGAGCACCTGACCCATACGCATCAGCACGTCCAGAAGCTCGATGTCACCAACGCCGGGGTTCTTGGAGACCACGCTGAGCGGGGTGCCCTTGACGCCGAGGTTGATGTTGCCGGTGATGACGCCCGCCGCGGTGCCGCGGTTGGCCGTCGCCATCTGGTTGACGATGCCGCCCAGAACATCCTGGTCGACGGTGATCTTGAGCTGCTGCGCCGCGTCGTCCGACCACATGGAGAGGATGTTCAGATCGCTCTGAATTTCCATCACGTCGTCGAGGATCAGCGAGAAGTACTTGCCGTTGCCGATGTACAGCTCGATGCTGCCGCCGGTCGGGCGGTCGAGGCCGAGCAGACCATCGGACTTGTAGTCGCGGATGGTGATCGTCGGCTTCGTGCGGATTTTGACGCGGTCGCCCTTGTTCTTGATCTCGCCTTCGTAGTCGGTGTTCGAGA